GGTAGAATAGAATCAATAGTAAGTCGTTGTACTGCTTTTGCTGATATGATACAATTAACACATTTAAAATTACAACAAGTATTACAAAGAATGATACCTGATGGTGTTTATTTAGATGCTGATGGTATTAATGAAGTTGATTTAGGTAACGGTACAAACTATAATCCTCAGGAAGCGTTAAATATGTTTTTCCAAACAGGTTCTATTATAGGTAGATCGTTTACACAAGAAGGTGATATGAATCCTGGCAAAGTGCCAATTCAAGAAGTTCAAACAGGGAGTGGTGGTCAAAAGCTACAAACATTAATATCAACTTACAATTATTATCTACAAATGATAAGAGATGTAACCGGTCTTAATGAAGCAAGAGACGGAAGTACTCCAGACGCAAGAGCTTTAGTTGGTGTACAAAAAATGGCAGCGGCTAATTCAAACACGGCAACAAGACATATATTAGATGCAGGACTTTATTTAACTAGAGAAACTGCAGAATGTTTATCTCTTAGAATATCAGATATACTGGAATATCATCCAGCTAAAGAATCTTTTATACAAAAAATAGGTGGATTTAATGTAGCTACTTTAGACGAAATGAAAGATCTTCATTTGCATGACTTTGGTATATTCCTAGAATTAACTCCTGATGATGAAGAGAAACAACTTTTAGAAAACAATGTTCAACAGGCTTTAAGTGCTGGATTAATTGATTTATCCGATGCAATCGATATAAGAGAAGTTAAAAATCTTAAACTAGCTAATCAATTGTTAAAAGTTAGACAAAAGAAACGTCAAGAAAGATTACAACAAGAGCAACAAGCGAACATACAAGCTCAAGCTCAAGCTAATGCTCAAGCACAGCAAGTGGCAGCACAAGCTGAAGTTCAAAAAGATCAAGCTTTATTCCAAACTAAATCTCAATTAGAACAACTTAAAGGTCAAATTGAACAGCAAAGAATTAGCGTAGAAGTTGGAGCTAAGAAAGAATTAATGGCTTTAGAATTCCAGTACAACATGCAGCTAAAGGGTATTGAGGTAGATAATGCTAAAGCTAAAGAAAAAGAAATAGAAGATCGTAAAGATCAACGTACAAGAATACAAGGTACACAGCAGAGTGAAATGATCTCTCAAAGAAAAAATGATACACCCCCTACTAATTTTGAATCCGGAGGAAACGATACAATGGGCGGTGGATTTGGCTTAGGTGCGTTTGATCCTAGGTAATAATAATAATAACAATCATATAATATTTTATCATGTCAGAAACTAAAACAGAAGGTAGCTTTAAAATTAAAGCACCACAAAAAAAAGAACCAGTAGCGGAACAAAAAGTAGAAGCTCCTGTAAAAAAAGCGGTTGAAGAAAAAGCCGAGCCTAAAAAAGATATTAATCCGGTAGCTTCAATAAATGAAGAAAGCGGTAATATTAAATTAGATTTAAACAAAATTAATAATCCACAAGAAGATGCCAATAAAGAGCAAGAAACAGCAGACGTGGTTGCAGATCAACAAACCGAACCTGTACAAGAAGTGGAAAAAGAAATACCACAACAACCAGAGCCCGTTCAAGCTGAAGAATCCGTTCTCGAAGAAATAACCGAAGAAGAGGTTGTAGAAAAAACAGAAGAATTAAAACAAGAAGTTGAACAAGCTGTACAGCAATCGCAGGACACAGCAGAGCCTTTACCAGAAAACATACAAAAGGTTGTGGAGTTTATGCAAGAAACAGGTGGTAGTCTAGAGGATTATGTTAAACTTAATCAAGATTATACTCAATTAAACGATAACCAATTATTAAGAGAATATTACGAAAACACAAGACCACATTTAGAAAAAGAAGATATTGACTTTCTTATGGAAGATAAGTTTTCTTTTGATGAAGACGTTGATGACGAAAGAGATATAAGACGTAAAAAAATATCACAAAGAGAAGAATTAGCTAAGGCTAAAAATCATTTAGATGGATTAAAATCTAAATACTATAAAGAAATAAAAGCAGGTTCTAAATTAGCACCTGAACAACAAAAAGCGGTAGAATTTTTCAATCGCTATACAAAAGAAAATGAACAGGCAACTCAAATAGCTGAGAAGCAAACAGAAGTGTTTTTAAATAAAACGAACAATGTTTTCGGTGATGATTTCAAAGGTTTTGATTATCAAGTCGGGGATAAAAAATATCGTTTTAAAGTTAAAGATGCTAACTCTATTAAAGAAAACCAAAGCGACATTAACAATTTTGTCAAGAAGTTCTTGAATGAAAAAAATGAAATGTCAGACGCTAAAGGTTATCACAAGGGGTTATTCACAGCTATGAATGCAGACTCAATTGCAAATCATTTTTATGAGCAAGGTAAAGCCGATGCCATGAAAACAAGTATGGAGAAAAGCAAAAATGTCCAGATGGGAGCGAGAGGCGTTCATCAGGAAGTGAAATCTTCTAATGGGTTTACAGTTAGATCAGTCGATTCAGGAGCTGCCGATTCAAAGTTACGAATTAAAACATTTAAACATTTAAAATAATTTATTATGGCATTTGAAGTAGCGCCAGCAACGTTGGCAAATTTAAACCACCTTACACCGAGACCAGTTAAGGGACTGTTTGGAGATAACTATTTATCTTTAGCAGATATGACCTGGACTCAACAATTTTTACCCGAAGTTTATGAGAAAGAAGTAGAGAGATACGGTAACCGTACTATCACTGGTTTCTTAAGAATGGTTGGAGCAGAGATGCCTATGGCATCAGATCAAGTAGTTTGGTCAGAACAAGGAAGATTACATATTGCTTACAATGATGTATTATCTAATAACGTAGCAGCTGGTATGGGAGCGGCAGGGACACAAACGATTAGCGTTCCTTCTACAGTTGCAAAACCTTCACTATTAGGACCAGGTATGACAATAGTTATATCATTAAAAGCAGGTGGTAATGTAGTGAACAAGGCATTTATTAAGTCTGCTAATCCAGCAGGTATTGTTGGTGGTTATCAAGAATACAACATTGAAGTATATGATAATGCTAATAACAATCTTACAGCGGCTTTAAACAACGCATTAGCAGGAGCGCCTTTAGCTTTATTCGTATTCGGTTCTGAATATGGAAAAGGATCAGAATTAGCTGGTAATTCAGTTGATGCATCTTTTACAACTTTCAATAATAAACCAATCATCTTAAGAGACAAGTATGAAGTTAACGGTTCAGACGTTGCTCAAATTGGATGGGTTGAAGTTACTACTGAAATAGGAACTGGTGGATACTTATGGTACTTAAAATCTGAGCATGAATCAAGAATTAGATTTGAGGATTACTTAGAAATGAGTATGGTTGAAGCAGAGAATGCAGTTACTCCGTTTGCAGATGCAGCAGGAGCTACGCTTTCAGGCATGCAGGGATTATTCTCTACACTAGAAGAAAGAGGATTAGTGTGGGCAGGAACTGATTTTGCAACAGTAGGTGCAGGAACAGGAATTTCCGCATTTGACGACATCTTACAAGAACTAGACAAGCAGGGAGCTATTGAGGAAAATATGATGTTTTTAGATAGAGCTACGTCTCTAGGTATTGACGACATGTTGGCTGCTCAAAATTCTTACGGAGCTGGTGGTACATCTTACGGTGTATTTGACAACTCTGAAGATATGGCACTTAATCTTGGTTTCTCTGGATTCAGAAGAGGAGCTTATGACTTTTATAAAACAGACTGGAAATATTTAAATGATTCTACAACTCGTGGATTAATTGACGATATTAAAGGTGTTATTGTACCGGCTGGAACTTCTACAGTTTACGATCAACAATTAGGACAGAATATTTCAAGACCTTTCTTACACATCAGATACAGAGCTTCTGAAGCTGATGATAGAAGATTAAAATCTTGGGTAACTGGTTCAGTTGGCGGAAACTATACAAGCGACAAGGATGTTATGAATGTACATTTCTTATCAGAAAGAACAATGTGTACTCAGGCAGCAAATAACTTTGTATTATTAAAAGGATAGATTACCTATCAAGTAGTGGTTACCCTCGTTGAATTGACGGGGGTAATTATTACTCTTATTAACATTTATATTATATCATATCATGGCTAAAAAAGCACAAGCAGAAACTATTGAGGTTGCACCTCAACAAATAAATATACCTAAAGTAGAAAAAGATACTTGGGAAATAAAAAACAGATTGTATGAATTAGCTAATGGCAAAAAGCCTTTAGTGTATTCAATACCAACATCACACTCTAACAGAGTTTCATTACTTTGGTTTGATGAAAAAAAAGGGTATCAAAGAGAATTAAGGTACGCTACTAATCAAAGATCACCGTTCGTTGACGAACAAAAAGGGCAAGTTACTATGGGTAGAATAATTTTCCGAGATGGAAAGTTAAATGTACCAAAAGAAAATATTGTATTACAAAAGTTATTATCTTTATATCACCCTGGACTTGGGCAAAGGTATGTTGAATACAAACCTCAAGAGCAAGCGACTAATGAAGTAGAATGGATTGAATATGAATTAGCTGCATTAAATATGGCTAAAGGCTTATCTCTTGATGACGCTGAAGCAATATTACGTGTAGAAGTTGGAGAAGCGGTAAATACTTTATCATCATCCGAATTAAAAAGAGATGTATTAATATTTGCTAGAAAAAATCCACAACTATTCTTGGAACTAGCGCAAGATGATAATACCCAATTAAGAAATTTTGGTATTAAAGCTGTTGAAGCAAGAATATTAAATTTATCACAAGATCAAAGAACATTTACTTATGGCGGAAATGGCCGTAAAGTAATGACTGTACCCTTTGATGAACATCCTTATTCAGCATTATCAGCATTCTTTAAAACGGATGAAGGTATGGAAATATATAAGGCAATTGAAAAAAGACTTAAATAGTCACCATTATAGTAATAGGCTACTAAATGGTGGCCTATTATTATAATAATAAAAAATAAATTATGGCTGTAAGCGTAGATACTGTTTATCAAAGAGTTTTAGCAATACTAAACAAAGAACAAAGAGGATATGTAACTCCTCAAGAGTTTAATCTATTTGCTAATCAAGCTCAATTAGATATATTCGAACAATATTTTTATGATATTAATCAGTTTGGAAGAGTGCCCGGTAATGATACTGAGTTTTCTGACATGCTTAATATACTAAATGAAAAAATAAATTTGTTTGAAGCAAATGGCGCTATGACTTATAACGCCTCATTTTATTGGCAGACTCCTGCCGATTTATATAGATTAGGTACAATAGTTTATGGAAACACAGTAACTTCAAAATCACTGTATCCCACACCTAATACCGTTGTTAATACAACAACCCTTGTAGAAGCGGAACGTATAAATTACAATGAATATTTAATGATTAACCAATCAGAATATTTAAAACCAACAAATTCAAGACCCGTGTTTGTAGCAAGCACAGATGGATATAAAGTATACGGAGCCGCTGGTGAGTTAATTACCGGAGTTACGTGTAATTATATTAAAAAGCCAACTGAGGCCGCTTGGGGATACCAAATGGTGTACGGTGAAGCTCTATACGATGCAACAACTTCCGTAGACTTTGAATTGCATGATTCCGAGGAAACTGAATTAGTCATTAAGATTTTAGGTTTTGCCGGTCTTTCTACAAAAGAAATACAAATGTATCAAGTAGCGAATAGCATGGAGGTACAAACTAGTCAACAAGAAAAACAATAATAGATGGCATTAATAAATCAAACACAAGAACAATACTACTTAGGCCCAGATGGAGTATGGGATAGTAATGATGAAAATTATGGCGGCTATCAATTTGTAAGCATTTCAGATATTATAAATAACTTTATGGTTGTTTATGTAGGGCAAGAAAAAATTATACCTAAAGTAAAGAGAACAGATGTAGTTTTCCACGCCCAACAAGCTATTCAAGAATTTAGCTTTGACACATTACCTCAAGAAAAATCTGTGGAAATAGAATGCCCTCCAGGTTTATATATGATTATGCCGCAAGATTATGTTAATTACACTAAATTGTCTTGGGTTGATAACAGTGGCGTTGAAAGAATTTTATATAGAACAGACTTAACAAGCAATCCTTTACCTTACGCTCAAGATAGTAATTACCAATATATATTTGATTCAGATGGTAATGTGGCCTACCCACAACCGTCCGAAACATTAAGAAGATGGCAAAAAAATAGTGAATTCCCAATAAGCGGAGATGCTAATGGCTGGAATGCATGGCAAAATAACCCTGATCTTTTAAACTTATATGCTTATGGAGGTAGATATGGATTAAATCCAGAGCAAGCACAGGCTAATGGAGTATTTTACATAGATCATTCAAAAGGCATGATTAGGTTTAGTTCAAATTTAGTAGGTAAGATTGTAACTTTAAAATATATAAGTGATGGTTTAGGATGCGATGAAGACATGACAGTACATAAGTTTGCTGTAGACGCAATATATAAATATATTACTCATGCCATATTATCCGTAAAAGCCAACACACAAGAATACGCTATACAAAGATTTAAAAAAGAAATGGTAGCCGCAAGAAGAAATGCTAAAATTCGTTTATCAGAATTAAAGTCAGATCTAATGGCCCAAGTAATGAGAAACCAATCCAAATGGATTAAATCGTAAAACTGAATGGCAGAATTAATACACACGTTTACTGGTGGGAAAATGAACAAAGATCTTGATGAAAGATTAGTTCCCAATAGTGAATATCGCGATGCTTTAAATCTAGAAATTGCCTCTTCTGAAAATTCACAAGTTGGTTCATTTCAAAATATAAAAGGTAATAAAGAAAAAAACTTCAACTACTTAAACGAAACTACAGGTAAACTTACTACATGGGGAGCTGTTAATTATATAAGTAATTTAAGTAATCCAGTGTGTATTGGTGCTAGAGCAGATGAAAATTCAGATGAAATATATTGGTTTATAGCTTCAGACAATATTAGTGTTATTGCTTCTTATAATTCTGTAACAACGGTTACTTTACCGTTAGTTGTAGACACTCAAAATATTTTAAAGTTTAGTAAAGATTATTTAATTACTGGTATAAATGTACTTGAGGGTATGTTAATATGGACAGATAATCAAACTGAGCCTAAAAAAATAATCATAAAAGACTGGGTTCCTCCAGTAAACTTCCTAACTCATTCGCAAATTTATGGCAGAGATTTTATAGAATCGGATTTAACGGTAATAAAAAAATACCCGTTGCAACCACCAACTATAGAATCTTTTTCTACTAGCAGAACAATAGACGGCACTAACCCTGCTGTTACGGCAAACGTAGAAACTCAAACATCATTTTCTTTTGTAGAAACAATTAATGGTGAATTAGTTCCTAAAAATAGCGAAAGTGGACCACAGACATTAACGTGGCAAGGAAACACTCTACCTTATTATAAGCCTGACGACGTATTACTTTTTTCTTGGGCCGAGAATGATGCCTTAGATGAAGACGCTGTAAATAGATGTACCGTACTATCTGTTATAGGTAGTGGGCAATCTCAAACAGGTGCAATAGTAATTATTAACTCAGTCGGGGTTGGAATAGAAAATCAAACAACAACACCTAAATTATACGATGTAACTCTAGAGCAAGAAACTCCGTTTTTTGAAATGAGGTTTGCTAGATTTGGATATAGATATAAATATAAAAACAACGAACTTTCTGCATTTTCTCCTTTTAGCAATCCTGCTTTTATGCCAGGAGAATTTAATTACTCCCCAGAAGAAGGTTACAATTTAGCAATGGTTAATAACATTAGACAATTAACTATTTCTAATTTTATACCATCCAATATACCTATAAATGTAACTAAGGTTGATATTTTATACAAAGCAACCAACAATGCCAATGTATATGTTGTAGATACTTTTACACCGACTGATCCAGAATGGCAAGATAATTCTTTTAATATTAAAACGGAGATTATAACATCGGTTGTAAATGCTAATCAATTATTAAGGCCATACGATAATGTACCCAGGAAAGCTTTAGCTCAAGAAATAAGTGCTAATAGATTAATATATGGTAATTATACACAAAATTTTAATCTAATTGATTCTTTAGGTAACCCTACGCAAACAATTATTGATGTAGCTACTGATTCTTTAGATATATTAGATCAAAATGGTGATCCAATATCTAGTATTACAATTGGAAATAATACAGTAGCAGAATCTGTTAAATCAATTAGGACTTATCAAGTTGGCGTTGCTTACATGGATAAGTACGGAAGAACAACTCCTGTATTTACAAGTAGTGAAGCCACTGCGGTTATTGAAAAGCCTGATGCTCAAAAGTCAAATAAAATAAAAGCAAGGATAGCAAGTTCTACACCTTACTATGATCAACAAACGCAATTTCCATACTTTAAATATTATATAAAAGAAACTTCACAGGAATATTACAATCTATGTTTAGATCGTTATTACAATGCTGAAGACGGAAACGTTTGGTTATCTTTTCCTTCTGCGGAAAGAAACAAAGTAGATGAAGAAACTTTTATTATACTTAAAAAGCAACACGATAATGATGAGCCTGTTACTGAAAAAGCTAGATATAAAATTATAGCTATTGAAAACGAAGCGCCTCAATATTTAAAAGAAACTAAACTAAGTAAAGGCACAATGACCCGAAATGATGGAGACTCTCAATTGTTGTTTCCAAACGGGTATTTTCCTATTGAAGGAGCGGTTGAAATTGCTGTTGAGGTATCAGATAATGATTCTGAACATCCTGGTTTTAATCAAGTGTTTGGAATAGAGTCCGCTAGTACATCAGGGCTAGTTATGCGAATCACTGATGGTTTTAATATTAGCAATTGGTATAAAATAGGATCTATCGGAAAAATAGATATAAGCGGTAATGAACATTACACTTTAACGTCATCTTCTGTTTTTAAGGCAGATATGAACTTCACGTCAACTGATCCTTATGGCTGGACATATGCTGTAGATGGGTTACAATTAGAAATAGCTTCTGTTGAAATTCAAAATAAACCAGAATTTACTGGAAGGTTTTTTGTAAAAGTAAATCAAGATGTAGTTCTTACTGAAAATATTTTAGCCGCAAGAGCTAGCGATGATAATTATATAAGAAAAGCTTTAGGTTTTTGTTATTATCTGAATGCTAATAAAACAAGAAGAAGAGATTGGAGAAGAAGTTCTTATAATTGGTTATGCGATGATGCGCAAGGAAATGACTCTAGATTATTTATAGATAGAGTAAACCCTAAGTGTGCTAGGCAAGGTCAAGGAACAACATTGGGGGCAACAGAAGGCACTATTGAAGTTAGTTGGTCTGGAGCCGGAGCATACGGAGGGAATAGATCTATGGAGGTTAAATATCCTGCCCTACACGACGCTTTAAATTCTGTAGGATCTTTATTTAGATTTATAGATGCTGGCGGTAATGTTAGTGAAGATCCTAATGGTACTATATATAGAATTACAGCTATAGACCAACATCCGGTGGTTAGAACATACGCTTGTAATTCAACAACAAACTCGTCATACGACGATAGTTTAAATACGCTTAGAAGATATAAGCTAACTATAAAGCCAATTGAAGGTTCAGGTGGTCTTCAGTGGGATCCCGTAGTGGATGGTGGATTAACAACCTACACGTGCGCTAATAATAGCAATTACGTAGGGATGGAGTTTTTAACTTTAAATCCTGAAGACGACGGTTTCTCATCAGCTAATCCTGCTATATTTGAAACAGAACCTAAAGAAGCTGCAGAGCTAGATATATATTATGAAGTTCCCGGATCTTATGACACGGCAACTGATCACGGTGTTGAACATACATTAGACTTTTTTAATTGTTATTCATTTGCAAATGGTGTTGAGTCAGATCGTATAAGAGATGATTATAATCAACCTGTTATTGAAAACGGAGTTAAAGCATCAGCTACTTTGGATGAACCATATAACGAAGAACATAGAAGTAATGGATTAATATTTTCTCAAATATTTAATTCAGTTTCTGGTGTTAATGGTTTAAACCAATTTATACAAGCTGAGTCTATAACTAAAGACGTAAATCCAGAATATGGTAGCGTGCAAAAACTTTACTCTAGAGACACTAACTTAGTTACTCTATGTGAGAATAAGTCGATGAAAATATTAGCCAACAAGGATGCTCTATTTAATGCTGACGGCAGTTCTAATGTTACATCTAACCAAGCTGTTCTTGGCCAAACAATAACTTTTCAAGGAGAATTTGGAATTGCAACTAACCCCGAGTCATTTGCTGAATATGGATTTAGAATGTATTATACAGATGCAAATAGAGGAACTGTTATAAGACTTTCAAATGACGGTATTACAGAAGTTTCAGATTACGGAATGCACGGATTCTTTTCAGATAATTTAAAATTAAACAGTAAGATTGTGGGTACATGGGATGCTGATAGAAGAAATTACAACGTTTCTTTATCAACGCTTTCTCCTTACTGGCAACAAACTTTGGGGGCTGGTCAATTTGATAGACTTAATAAAGATCCTTTATGTAATCAATTTGTTAATACATATCCAACAACTTCTACGACAATATCGTTTAAAGAGGATGTAAATGGGTGGACTTCTAGGAAAACTTATATACCAGAAGCCGGCGTGTTCTTAAATGGTATTTATTACACATTTAAAGATGGTAGGTTATGGGAGCATAATATTAACGCACTGCACAATACCTTTTATAATATTGGGCCTACTGATGTTAATTTAGGGCCTTACTACGAAAGTTCTTTTAATGTTTTGTTTAATGAAAACCCTTCCTCTGTAAAAGGATTTAAAACTATAAACTATAGTGGTACAGATTCTAGGGAATATATATATAAAGTTTTACCTAGCCAAAAAACTTATTCGTTGGCTCAAGTACAAGCCCAACAATTAACTCCAAATAGTTTTTCAACAACTAAAGGTTGGTATACAAATTCAATTATCACAGATCTACAAGAAGGTGAACTTAGAGAATTCGTAAATAAAGAAGGTAAATACTTTAATTACATACGAGGATTAGCTACATTTTTTAATACTGATTGTGATAATAATGTAAATTCAGAAGAATTTAATGTGCAAGGAATTGGTAGAGCTTCTGTTATTACTGCTCCAACACTTGAAGAATTTACGGTAACTACATCATTGGATGATACATGCTTTACTTCTACAGTTCCTCCTTTACTTAATAATCAATCATTCACAGGGGTTGAGGATACTTTAGGAACATTCCAAATAGCAGAAACAAATACCTGTGCAAGTGGTATAACATTTAATTTAATAAATGATGCTACTAATAGTGGAACATTAGTATTGCAAAGCACTGGTTCATTTACATTTAATCCTGATTTAAATTTCTATGGTGACGGAGGGTCGTTTACGGTAGAAGCTTGTTGTGGTGGAGTTTGTAGTGCACCAGCTACTATATCTTTAAATATATTACCTGTAGCAGAAGACCCTTATTTTACAACTAGCTATCCTTCTTTAACAGGTTTAGTAAATGGTGATGTTTGGACATATAATCCTATAGGTATTGACGATCCAGATCACACACCTCAGCAATTGTTTATAGCATTACCACAGGCTAATATGCCTTCTTGGATGAATCAACCTGCTGCCCTAAATGATGGAACCGGTAATTGGTATATTCCACCAAGTACAGTAACTGGCGGTGCAGGTGCTATAGATTTTACAATGACTGTAGTTGATCCTGATGGCAACACTGGAACTCAACAAATTACAGGTGATACAATTGAAGCTGCTTTATTAAACTTAGAATTCCTAATTACAACAAGGTCTTCTCAAGCAGCTAGGAGTTACACAGACCCCGCAACAGGTTTAGTTACCGCTATGGCATCAACACTTACTAGCAGGCATGCATGTAATAGAGGTACATATAGAATAGTTGGAAACACCACGGATATAGCTAGAGCCTATGTTGGAAATATGCAAAATGTTACAGGATTATATGATACATTTACTTTAGATTCCAACGGGTTTGCTAATAGCCCTACCGGTGATGTACAAGGTACCCCTACAGTTCCTTCTGCAGTTGCTCAAGGTACTACTAGTACAGCTTTAGATTCATCAGCGCCTTATCAAAAATACATAACAAGTTCAGACACATTCGAATCAATAGATAGATATAATTTGATTACTATTGACCAAGCAACGGCTGACACTATAGTTGCTAATACGACGGGGCCTAACCCTGAAATTGTTTCTTTCGGATTAATAGCAGATACATTTAACGCAGGTGGAGCATTGAATACGCATGGAGATGGTGTTTATTTACAAGTGTTTAAATCTGGCGTAGAAGTGTATTCACAAAAACAACCGAACAATAGTGCGGTAACCATAAATGTATTAACAGGAGAAATACTATAAGCATGGCATCAATAAATATAAATAACTTTTCAGTAACTATAGTAAGCTTTCCGGAAATCACTGGAGTTGATTGGACACAAGATAATCCATCTGTTGTTTTATTATTAACACCAGATACGGGTTACACTATAACTGCTAGCAATTTTTCTGCTACTACTCCGCTGCCAACTTATGTTAGTAGTGTTACTTTTTCGCAGAATGGAGCAAATATAGACTGTGTTGTTAATTATATTTCGCCTAGTGTAATGCCTGCTAATGACGTCTTAATAGATATTTGTGCAGCTGGTTTTGCTGAGCAAACACCGGTTACGTTAGCCGGTACAATAAAAGCTTGTGGCATATCTAATACACTATTTCCAGCAGCAGGAGATCTTCCTTCTGTTTATAGCGGTAGTGGTGAATTTGACACGACGGCTACAGTGTTAACGCAAAGCGTTACCGCTAGCACAGGTTATTACTTTGAAGTTGAACCTATTTTAGCATTGAGTATAGGTAATATAAATAATTATACTATTACTAATTCTAAAACATACAATAGCAGCAATCAATTAACAAGTATTGTTTTTACTGTAACGTATACTTTCCCAGCAGCTAACGTTACTGGTGACGAGTTTTGCTTAACAGCTAATGCTATTACAATATATAGTCCACCTACAGAAATTCAATCTTGGTCATTTAACACTAATAATGTTAATGTTGGTGGTGCTACTAGAACATTTACAATTAATGGAATAACTGGAGCAAACTGGGCTTTGGTGTGCACGGCAACTCCTGGCAGCACTAATATAGTTAATACATCAGGAACAATAGATTCTACTGGCCAAGCTCTAGTCAATGTTATATTTCCTGCAACTACTATAGATCAAGTATATACTTTTGTCTTAACCGGCAATTTAGCTAGTTCTTTTGATACGTCAGGTGGCCAACCTTCTACAATTATTGTAAATCAATATATAGATACCACTTTATCTTTTGCTTTCACTAGCACTAATTCTAGTGTGACGGTTGGAGCAGCAGATGTTAAAACTTTTATTCCAGGCAACGAAACATTTAATCAAGATTTTACATACACAGTAGCAGCTACATCAACTGCTAATTTTGTTATAGCAGATCCTATAAATGTTCAGGATTGGAGCAATCAAGCTTCTATATTTCCTAATTATGAATTTAATGTAAATTCTCAAAAAATAACAATAAACAATACACCAGCAACCAAAACTTTAACCGCTGTTCTTGATGTTACAATATACGGCACAGGAACACCTAGTTTATTAAGCACGGTGGACTTAGATAATCATATAGAAGGAGCATTAGTTCCGGTTACACTAACATTTGGATCTACAGCTACAGACGCTTGTTGTGTAGGAACACCCGGTAATTACTTTGTAGCAAGTGGACAAACATTTTTAACAGCAACATCAGTATTAGATGCTTCAGGGAATCCTGCAGCAGATGGATTTTATAAACAATAATAAATATGGCAACTTACAGACAACAAACAGGTGCAACATTGGGATCATCCCAGACTTGTGCTACTTGTTCAACTCAATTATCTTTATGTTACTCAGCAGTAATTAACACATTATGTTGTGCAACATCAACAGCAGCTACTGTATACGTAGCGAGTGGAGCTACATTTGCAACGGCGGTAAACCTTTACTCTGATGCAGCTTTAACTACACTAGCGACAGCAGGATACTATAGCGCTAACGCATCTTGTAGCACTCCTTAATATGCCTATATCCTACAGAGAACAAGGTGGTTTAGGTCTAGGATCTGCAACCGCTTGCCCCAGTTGTACGGGTTCGTATAGAACAGTAGATTGTAGCTCAGGAACAATACGCTATGTAAGTAAAACTCAAGGATGGAATGGATCAAGTTCTAGTCTTTTAGCTTATACTTATGTTGCAAACGATGTAGTATGGGTTAAAGACGGTGCCTCGGCAGCAATTTATTGTGCTGAAGTATCCGGAAGTGTTTCAGACCCAGCTGGACCATTTAAAATAGATGAAGCTGCTAACAGCGGAAGTGGACCTTATGCTAATTGCACTAGTTGCGTAGTACCTTAATAAATAATAATATATGGCAAGTATACAATCTATAACATTAACATTTCCACAGCCTTTAAATGTATCCGTACAAATAGGAGACACAGTTTATTATACAAATGATATAAACGGTAAAGATATTGTATTAATAGGATTGATAACTGGGATAAGCACTACTACCATTACAGCACAAATATTATCCACTACGCCAAGACCTCTTTTAACTAGCTTTATATTGTTTAGTAAAACAGCCACCGTGAATACAAGCGGTTTAAAAGGATACTATGCTGAAATGCAATTTAAAAATGATTCTTTGGATTACGCAGAATTATTCCTAGTTGGATCTGAAATATTTGAAAGTAGTAAATAATACGTAATAATAACCTATAAAACAATTTAATATATGATACCATTAATGGGTGCCGTACAAGGTTTAGCCGGAATAGCCGGGGGGATCATAGGTAGCGGCAAAAGAAAACGAGA